CATCCATGTCAACGTTTGCCTCTTCCATGTCGCTTAGTTTTTCATACTTAGATACGATATCACCCAAGTCAAAATCAAAATTCGCTAAACCATTATCAATCAAATCTTGAACGAACGTTAATCGTGTTCTAGCAACATCGACCATTTTAGTATCCCACTTAATATAATCTTCATGGGACAAAGTACCGTTAGTTCGCATTGCGTTAACGTCTAGTTGCCCTTCGGCGTTGTAAATTAAATCTTTTGGTATATACATTGTTTACTCTCCTTATATTAATTCAATTCGGACTCTAGCTTTAGAACCACCACCACTATTATCTACCGCTTCTAATGCTGTAGCTACTGTAACACCCGATTCCCCTTTTTTAACGCCACCTGCGCCGTCAAATTCAAGTACATCCCCGATAACGATAGCTGCTGCTGATGCTGGTACAAATGCGTATACCTCATCCCCGGATTTAAGGTATGTTGCTCTTACATTATCACCTGTCGCATAATCATCAGTAATAGTGCCTGCAACCAAGTCATTTTCTACTGCAATTAACTTGGGACCATTAATAGACGCTGTAGCTTGTCTCTGAAAATCCCCATCAGTAGCA